AGGTAAGGAATTTTATCTTCGCCCACGTGGATTGGACTCCTTTGTTAGACGTGAACGTGTTCCCGCTCTGTGTCCAATCACCTTCTGATGAAAACTCCACTGTGCTCCCAGATGTGTGCGTCTTGCGGCAAATATACCCCTTAGGCGGTGTGGAATCCGTGCTTGGGTCATATATAGATATAGCATCCTTGAAGACCACATCGATGATACCCTGCCCGTTGGAGTCCCTGTAATAAGGGTTGTTGTCGTTCCGGTACTCCACGCCCTCGACCCATTTCGAGTAGCGGTAAGACAGGCCGTCCTTTCCGTCCTTGCCGGGGCGCGCCCTCGTGACCGTCTGACTTCCCTGTGCCCTCATACGCTATGCGCTCAAGCTCTCCACGGCCGCGGACGCGACCTCTTTCGCCTTCGCGCGCCAAGACTGGAACGCCTCGTATTCGGCCTTGTACTCAGCCCGCTTGTCCTCCGTAAGTGACGAGGAGGCATCCATCGCCTCCTGATAGTTCGCCATGATTGCCTCCACGCTGTCAGCCGCGTAGCGGTCACGGACGATCGCGTTCACGATGTCTCCATACTCCGCGCTCTCGACATCGACGTTCTCGGCTGTAAGGACGGTGACATTGTTGCCGTCCATGCCCATCCTCGTCTCCGTTGAATAATCGAAAAAGACCCTTGTGGTCAACCCCTCGCGCACCGCCTTCACTCCGGAAGGCACCGCGCCGCTGTAATCAAAATAACACTTCATAATTCTATAAATTCTATAAGTTGTTCGCGTTATACTTATTACTTATAATTATATTACGAATACGAATAATTTTTATTAACTTTGTAAATAAACACTAATATTATGAATATAGTTAATGTAGCAACCTATGAAGGTTTATACGCTGTGACCGATACAGGTCATGTTTATTCCTTGAAAACAGGAAAGGAACTAAAACCCATAGTTGGCAGTCAAGGCTACTTGCAGATTTGTCTCAATAAAAATGGGGTCAAGCAAACTACATATATACATAAAATTGTTTATTATTCATTTAACAAACAAAACAAACTCACATCATTAGATGATTTGGTTATCGACCATATTGACGGGAATAAAACAAACAACAATTTAGACAACTTGAGGAAAATCACTAATCGTGAAAATACCGCAAGGGCGATGAATAATCCTTGGGGACGAGGTGTCCATTATTATCCTGCACGGAATAAATATAGTGCCGCTATTAACATTAACAATGTTCGCTATCATCTTGGTATGTTTTTAACAGCTGAAGAAGCCCACAATTCATATCAAACTGCGCTCTGTAACTTCCAAAAACATGGTATTCTTCCGGCCAAAATTGACCATTCAAGGAAACTTTGCAAAGGTTGCGGCGTGGTAAAGCCGATTGATGATTTTTATTATGTAAAGAATCATGGACGCACGTATCTTTGTAAAGAGTGTATGAAAGCCTACAGCCGAGAACGAAGGCGCAAGAAGTAGCCGAGTTCGCCCCGTTATTAGCGGAACCACCGACGAGACAAACTCCAACGACGACACTTATCCCCTCCCGCCTACCACAGGCGCGGGAGCGGCTCCGGCCGCCCAAGGCGACCAGCCCGCTCCGCCGTGGATTTCGTTCACGAGTATGTGCTTGACTCAGCATTTCAAGGGATCTGTTTACTAAAGCGAGCCTCCTCCCACTATTGTCACCGGGCCGTAGAATGCAGGACGGGCGCCGTAGTACGAAGACGAGGCCGCAAAACCGTTGCGCGAGCCGACGCAGAACGGACCCGAGTGCGCCCCGTAATTAGCGGAACCACCGACGAGACAAACCTGTCCTGTGTTGTTGCCCCAAAAGTAGTCGCACCAGTACGATGCCGAATTGCCTTCCAAGGCCGCCGCGATGAGGTCGAAGTATTCTCCCTTTAGCATCTTTGACACATAGCCGGAGGCTGTCGGTCTTGTAAGTTCGCGGTACAGGCCTTCCGGATGCGACGCCAGCTCTGACGTTGAAGGCATCCTGTTGCCGGAGTAGACGAACAGCTCGGTGCCGTCCTGCCCCTCGTTGCCCGAGTTGCCGCAGAACAGGCCTTGTATGAAGTTCCACTGGCAGTTCCACCAGTCCTCGATGCCGAGCACCGAGACATGGCAGGAATCCTCCTTCGCGTCCGCGTCGCTGATGGCCACGCTCCCGGTGGAGTCGCCGAGGCTCTTGGTCGCGCCGGTCTTTCTCAGGGTCGCCGAAGCAAGGAACGCTGTCCAGTCCAATCCCGCTGCGCCTCCGACACCCTGTCCGAGACCCGCCTGGATGTTGGCGTTGCCGCCCGTCTCGCAGAGGCACATCATCCCTATCCAGCGCATGATGTCATAGTCGGCTATGCCCCAGTTCGTCCCGAATGCCTGCGCCGCCGCCCAATAGCTGGATATGGTCTTGCCGCCGGTTTCGAAATCGACATCCGAACGCGACACCAGCTTGCCGGACGCAAAGGATCCCTGGTATGCTCCTATGACTATCTTGGTGCCGTTGTCTGCCGTGCCGATGCAGTGTTTGCTTATCGGCTGCTGAGACATCCACAGATACGGGACGTTCGTCTCGGCGTCCACCTGATAGAGGTAGTAGAGCCGTGGGGCGATGACCACGACGCTGCCCTTTGTCTCGTCGAGCGCAGTGCCGTCGGCGAAGCCCCCGGAGTTGTTCGGGTGCAGCTTTGCCGCCCGTCCGTTGGCGTCCATGAGATACCGCCCTGTCTGCGCCTTGTAGGCGTTGTAGGCGGCTGTGTTGCCTACCATACCCCAAGCCGGTGATGATTGAAGCTCGTCCTTGATTGGGATACCCCAAGCCACGGAGTGCAGAAGCTGCGTCTGCCCTGAGTTGACAGCCGCAAGGAACTCCTCCACGGTGATCCTCCGTATGGAACCGCCCACCTCCACGATGAGCGAATCCGATTTCAGCAGTGACGCAACAGTTGTGACCGTGCCTAATTCCTGATTTGCCATATTCTTGATTTTTGAATTACATTTCCCATTCGACCTCCGACACGACCACCACATCCTTCTCCGCCCCGTCTACGTCCGTCTGTGTTGTCGTGACCGTCACAAGGTTGGTAGCTCCCGTGTTCTGCCCCGTGGCCGGGATTCTCAGAAGCGACTGCCACGTGTCCTTGTCCATGATGTTGGACACCCACTTTGCCCCGGTGATGCCGGTGAGCTCTGTGTTCGTCCGCACGTTAATCACATAGGCCTCCAGATAGACCGGCTTCCCATCGCTGACCTCCCTGTTCGCCCCGTTGGTGCTCCGGTCTGATGCCGAGACCACGAAGCGGTGCTCCAGATGGTAGTCGTCAAGGGTGTCGGTTATTCGTATTGCCGCCCTGAACACCGGAGCGGTGTCATCGGCTGACTTGTAGAACTCAGCTATGATGAGCTGTGTCCCGTCCACGTCGCTGCGCGTGACAGTTATCGTTGCACCGCTCTTGTCGGACCAGAGGGTGTCATCCTTGTACCATTTCACCACATAGCCGGTCTGTTCCGTGCCTCCAAGGTAGAGTTTGGTCATGACCGCTGTCGACTTCACATTCTCGGTAAGCTGCTCCGAAGTCGCATTGATGGTACCGATATAGGAAGACGAGCCCATCGGCTGGATCTGAATGTCAATGCTCTTCGTGAGCTGGTAATCGACACCACCGGATGAAGCGGTGCATGAATATGTCAGAGTGTCGCTTGCCTGATTGTCCTTGCTCGCAAGGTTGGCGATTATCCTCAAAGCCCCCGTGACGGTGTTCATCTGGAACTTGCCCGTGGAATCCGTCCGCCAATCGCCCGACACCGCACCGTTGAAGTTCAGCGTGCTGGTGTTGTACTTCCATTGATGAGCTCCGAGAGTCACCGTGTTGACCCTTGCTGATGTCACCTGCGGGGTCAGCACCGGCTGGTTGTCCGGCACCGTCCAGTCCGGTGTGGGAGAACCAGTGTCTGGATCCACGGCTTGGAAAAGCGGTTGACTGCTTCCGATGCTGATGAAGAAGGTGTCACCGCTTCTGAGGCGTTTCACCGTTAGACTGTTCTGCGTGCTGTAGTTGTTCATGACCAACCTCCTTCTTTAAGGGCCTTCTTTATTCCCTCATCAGAATATACCTTGCCGCCAAGAGCCTTTGCCTTCTTGGCAGGGGTGTCGCCCGGAACGTCCGGGAGTTCCTTCTCGTTGACTATGACAAGACTACCGTTCGTCCTGTGCCCGAACAGGCTTATCCCGAAGCCCGCTGCCTTCACTTTGTCCGCTATGATGTAATACATATCAGTTGATGATTAAAATGTTACCGCTTTCATCCACGAGCGTGTCACTGCCCGACACCGCCACCTTGTGGGCTTCCTTTATCTCAGATTCTGTGTAGATGTCCAGCCAGTCATCCCCGTAGTTCCTGCCTATCATCGTCTTGTCAAGCTCGAAGAGGGTCTTGCCCCCTTCATTGTGTTCCAACCCAGTCAGATAGGCAGAATCCGTCTTCCAGACAATGCGTATGATGCTCTCCGGACAATCAACCACATTGCCATCAGACTGCACCATCGCCTTGTCGAAGCGCATCACATCTATTGGAAGGATAGACGCACCGTTCGTTGGGCTTATCTTGTAGTCCGGATAGACCCTGCCAACAGAGAACTGGATCTGAGGAGCCGGGCCTTTATTTCCCTCTATTACAGCCTTGACAAGGAAATCCGCCTTGGCTATCAGCCGAAGGTCGAGCGACACACCCGATGCAGACACCGACACCACTTCCGGATCGGCTGCCGTCATCTTCGTGAACTTGCTTGCCCCGTCAACGCGGTACAGCTCCAGCGAAAAACCAGAAGTCAGCTTTGTCCCAGCCTTATAGACGGCAACAGGGATAGCCCTGATGTAAGAGTTCTTATCCGTGGCCGCGGCCTTGGCTGAATCGCTTGCGGCAATCAGCCCATGGGCCACCTTGTACTCGTACAGGTGCAGCTTGTCCTTGAAAGGGTTGTACTGGATGATCTGGTCGTCACCGATGCCTATCGAATAGGAATCCTCCGACTTGTCCTGCGTGGACAGAAGGAACGTCTCCGTGGCAATCTGGATGTTCGTCCCAAGGCGCGGATCTGCGACCACCGCCTTGAACTGCAATGAATATGGCTGCCCCGGAGGAACGTTCTTTCTTATCGTCAGGGCTCCCCGATAGTTGGAAGAGGATTCGTCAATTGAATAGAGAGCCGCCCCGTCATCCGTCGTCCCCTGAAAGTCCGGATGCTCTGAGATGAGCGTCCCGTTGACGTACCACCGCATCTGCGCAAGGACGGAGTTCGCATACTGGTTATCCCACGACCCGTCCGAGGCATTGGCATTCACCTGCGGCCAGAACTGCGAAGGGCTCGCTGCCCTGTCCGGGTCGTACTCCCCGGTTGCCGAGTTGTACACCTGCATTGCCGAAGACGCGGGCGTCAGGCACTCCACCGACACCGCCACGTTCAAAGGCGCGTAATCTATCCCTATTCGTTGCTTGTTGCTTTTCATGATTTTAATTACAAAGTTACAAAAAATATCAGAAAGCCAACGAGTAATTGGTTGTATCACCACTTGATAAAGTAGCTGTAATGGTGAACAACGTGCTGACCCCGATGTTACCAAGGTCGCTGTACTCCTTGCCATGCTCTATCGTTATGCTGCCGTTGAAATTCTTCGCCTTGTCAAGCAGCGCCCATGCCGCATCCTCTGTTGGGTTGCCGGTGTCACGGGCTATCTTCCAAGAAGTCACCTTCGAGGTGATGTCATCCCATCCCTTGTAGACGGTGCATGTGACGTTCAGCGATTCCCCGTATGCGAGCGTGTCCTGCCCCTCAGTGTCTATCTCCAGACGCAGCGGGAGGTTCAGGAACTGCTCGACCACACCGGACATGTAGATGTTGTTCAGATAGGCGGAGTAGCCGGTCATGTTCAGATTGAACACGTTGAGATTGGACAGGTCGCCGAACTGCGCACCTATGTTGTCCTTGGTGAACTCCCAACTGTTCACGCCTTTCAGATAACGCTCGTAAGTCCTTGTCGAATAGCGTGATGTCTGCCTTGTCGTGTCTGAGAAGTTTCCGTAGCCGACGAAGTGCATCGCCTCGCAAGGATGATGTGTTTCAGTCCAAGTGTCGCTTGCCGGTCGAATGGCGTAGCGGAACACATGGTTGTCACCTGCAAGTATCTCGGTCACACGGAAATAAGTAGTGTAGAACCCGGAGAAGTAAAAGTTTCCGATGCCGTCGTCCGAATCCGCGAGTGCGTTGGTGTCTGCCGTGATGCCGTCGTGGTAGATGCCCATGCAGATGTCATCCAAGGCGACCATACCAATCTCGCCTTCCTCCAAGTGAAGGTAGATGACTCCGGAGTTCAGCATGTTGCCGTCAGCGTCATAGTCCGGCTCCACACGCTCGATAATGCCGCCACCCGAAGCGTTCCACCTGTTTCCTATCTGTATTGAAACTCGGTTGTACCGTAGTTCCGGAACTTCAAGGAAATGCCGTATGGTCAGCTCGTCCAACTCACCGCGTCCCATGGAATCAATGTTGCCGCCGAATCCGGTGATTCCGCTCGCATAATCGCCGAAAGACGAACCCTGCTGCATCGTGATGTGTCCCACGGCAACGTCATCCTTCTCCTTTGAAAGATACACCATAGGCAGCATGGCGTTCTGCTGCTGAATCTTGTTGACCGTGGATTCAAGGTTCGCTATGATGGTCTCCGGCGACAAGGTGGAAGAGCCGGAAGACCTCGCCAAGACATTCTCGGAAAGCACCACATCGACGGTTGGAAGCATCACAGTGTCGTTCGCCCACGTTATCGTCATTGACCGTATGGCAAGGAAAAGAATCTGACCGCCAGAGAACCGCTTGTCGTATATCTGCATCACAACGCCTGTCCCAAGGCGTGACATCAACGTTGCAGTCTCATCGCCGACAAGGGTATTGATTCGTATCTTATCCAGCTGAACCGCCCAAGTTGGGTTGGTGTAAGCCTTGCTTTCCAAGGCGGTCTGCTTCTCTTTGTTAAGTTTCTTCTCGGCCCACTCTACATAGATGTGCGGCATATCTATGCCGATGAAGTAGAAATGGTCACCGCCGACAGGCTTCGGGCTTGTTGCGTTCGGAAGGTATTTTCCGGTAGCCTCGTAGTCCACGTCGGATTTGGCGAGTGTGAGCATCCACTCTGAGGAAACGCCGTCGATAGTCTTTGTCCTATCCACGGTCGGCCAATCGACAATGGTGAACTCATAGTCGCTGCTTGCGGACATCCAGCCGTCGGAGAAAACCAATTTGGCCTCATTCCCCACACGGTCGCCAAGGACAGGCTCCCACACACGCTTCATATATTGCAGGTCGGTCTCGCTTGTGCCCTGCGTGGTCTGGAACACGTTCTTTATCCAGACGTTGAAGGTCTGTGCAGTGTCTGCGCCGGATGCCACCTTGACGGAGGATGTCAAGGTTATGTTCTTGAATCCCACTTCTCTTGTGGCGCTCACCTCACCGCGAAGAATGGTATTGATTGACACGACGAACTTTACCTTCAAGTGATAGCTCGTTCCTCCGGGAATGCTGCTAACATTGAACAAAGTGCCGTCACTGTCACGGACCGCGAATATCTCGGTCTCTTTCGGTTCATAAATAAAAGCAAAATCACGTGCATTTTTCCGCTCGACATAAGGCGAATAATCAATCTGCCCAATGAACCCTTCTGGAACACTGAAAGACGCCCCCTCTATTGTGACTGAATCTGTGACATTGCGGTTAGGCGTATAGGACTTGTTACTGGTCAAGTCAGCAAGCATATCCGGAAGTGATGTCTTCTTTTCGCCGCTCTCATCCGTCTCTACGCCGTCGCTTCCGTCGGTAATAGAACCCACGGCCACAATCTCGTCAATCCTGCCGTAAGGGTCAACAGTAACATTCTGGATTGTCGGGTAGATGTCGTCGTTGTCATCCAGTTTTCCCTGCCGCACGCCGTACTTGGCTATGGAATCGTCATCCTTGACATACTCCACGGGACGGAACTTCTCGTCTGTCAATCCTTTCTGATATGCCCACGAAGACGTGACCTCATCCGGCTCGGTTGTTGTAGGCACGGGATAATCGGCGTTCGCCGGGCGGTTCGGATTCCGCAGCCAACCTTTGACGTAATAACGGAAGTTGATGTCCAGAAGCCTCTCGAAATAGACCGTGGA